GGCTAAAACCAAAGACGAAAGATGGGGGCAAGGTGATAGCGTGCCGTGGACTTATGTGAACGGTTTCGTTGGAGACACCCCTGACTATTATACTCTCAACGGAGAGCGCAAGAAGGTAGACTTCGTTGCTTTCCGTGATAAAGCAGAATTGGAGAACTACTCCATAGACTGGGAGAAAGTTCTCAGTGTGATGGTTAAATCTAAACTACTGCGAATATACGAGAGCCTTGACTGGGGGCTTGATGTCGCTGCTGGTGACACTATACCCAAGTCATATTTTTGAGGTGAACACAAATGAATAATGAAAGACAAACAACACTGGATGAATGGGGAATGACAATGGATAACACAAGACAAACGACGCTGGATGAATGGGGAATGACACTGGAGACACCTGCTAAGAAGCAGAGTGTGCTCGGTAAACTGAAGAACCTACTGAAGAAAAACTCTGTTGATATAAAAAGCAGTAGTGAAACTAAGGTTGGTGAAGAGGAATGAGTGAAGAGGAGCAAGTGCCTTTTAAGATTCAGTGTGCTCGTATAGCAGCAAATGTGTTGAACTTACTTGATGCTAAGAATCAACAGTATGGTGATAGCGCTTTTGACCCTATTCGTATGTTCAGCCAACTTGGGCCTGATGCTGGTTTAAGGGTAAGGATTGATGACAAACTCAGTAGACTCCTTCGTGGTAACGCCGACATGGAAAGCGACACAGATGTTATTGAAGACCTCATAGGTTACTTCATCTTACTTCGTTTGAGTATGGACAAAGAAGCAATAGCAGCCGAAGCCCCTGTAGTAACCATCACAAAGAATAAGTTTGGAGGTGAAGATTCTGAGATTCAATCCGAATGAAGAAGATGCTCCTGAGTATACTCACAAGGATATGATTGCCTCCTACGACAAGTCATGTTACAACTGGATGCCGAGCATGGATGACAAGATACTCCGTATCACCAAGTCCTCAGTAGGCACTTTTGATTTCTGTCCTAAGCAGTATTACTTTCAAAACATACTGGGCTTGCGTGGAGAAGAGAGAGACTATCATGTTCGTGGTTCAAATGTTCACGATGCAGTAGAGTGGTTTTGGAAACAAGCCCCTGACTACATTGTTGATGTCATCGGTTTACTTAACGATGGGTCTACTGAGTCAGCGAAGAAACTCATGCGTAAGGCTATGCCTAAACCTCCTACTCCTTACATCTACGGTGAAGAACCACAGATGAATCTATACAGTGACTGGCAAGTAGAGAGGCTCATTCACATGAAGGATAACTCAAGTGATTGGTTACCTATGGCTAATGAAGTTGAAGTTCACGCTACTCGCACAGTAGTGGCGAGTGATGGGACAGAAGTGCCTATTCACATGAAGGGGTTCATTGACCGTGTATTTGTAGATGAATCCCGCAGCGGTATCATTCTAATGGAGTTGAAGACTGGTAAGTGGGTAGAGAAAGGTGGGCGAAAGCGTGCTGGTATGCGTGCTGAAATGCAGTTCTATCGTATGATGTTAGAACACAGTCCACACATTGAACTCCTACCTGTAGTGGGTTGGGGTTGGCAATTCCCCGGCGGTGGTATCAATGGAGGAGACGGGCCAATGTGGGACTACGAGAGTGTAAAAGGGCCGGGAGGCCGCTATGCTCCTAAGACCGTAGAGAAGAGGCTTGTTCGTGTAGTTGATGCACACTTGAAAGACGACTTTCCCGCTGAACCTTTTGAAGCGAAGTGCGCTTATTGTGACTTCATGGAGATGTGTCCAGCATGGATGGGTGAGTTAGCAATTGACCCCGAAGATATGTGAGGTGAAGATATGGATAAAGAAGGCATAGATACGATTACGATACTGTTTGAGTTATCGCTTAAGCGAAGGTGGACTCAGTATGAGTTCACTGTTGAAACAGCGCTTGTGCCGAGCAGTAAACGCATTCAAGTCAAGGTCGCCTCGCAACGAACACTGCTTGAACACTTCAGTGATTACGAAGGTTCTAAGGATATTGAATCAGGTTACTGTTGCTTTTACATCACCCTCCACCCATCTAAATTGACAAAGGAACAGATAGAAGATACATACACTGTAGTTGAGAGGAAAATACTGGAACAACAAATAATTCTTGAGTCAAGGGAGTGAACTACATGGGCTTCATCTCTTTGGACTTTCCTCGTGAAGTCTTAGAAATAGCCTCCGATGGTAAGCAAGGAGGGCGTTACTGCGTCAATAACTGGGCGGAGTTAGAGCGCTACTGGAAAGGTAAGAACGGTAGCGGGAATGTATACTTCACTGCGTATGGTTATCGTGCGACTAAGCCTCCAAGAAACCACAGAGTAGATTACGATACCCCTATCATCCGTCACTTCGTTATGGATTTTGATTGTAAGGATTTCAAGCAGCGTGGTGCTGATGTTGATTTTCCGTTCATGCACGCTCAGGTTAAAAGGCTGCATCGTTTTTTGTTACATGAAAACATTCGGCACTTTGTTTGGTTCAGTGGTGGAGGCTTTCACTTTTGGATTCCTCTTCGTGATATGCACACTCCATCGGATGGTTACAGTGTAGCACGAGTCAAAGAGGGTGGTAGGAAACTGATTACTCAGTGGCATAAGAAACTCAATCTATCATGTAACGACCCCACTGTAGCCTTTGATACATCGGGTATGATACGCATTCCTAATTCATACAACAGTAAGAGAGGATGCTGGAGTATACCCATGGACAGTGACTCAATACTCAACTTGACGCATGATGATATTATGGAGAGAGCGCAGTCACCAGTTAGTGGTTACATAGAAATTGGTGAAAAAGATACTCACATCATAGTAGCAGACCGTAAAAGCCCATTCAAGAAGACAGTAGAGAAGGTAGAGAACTTACCCGACATCACTTTGGGTTCTACAATTGTTCTACCTTGTCTTTCTCAAGCAGCATTGGGTGAGGGTAACCCTACGCACAAGGCGAGGTTTCATCTCGTTACATACCTCGCTGCGAGATTCCGCTGGTTCTACCCAGTAGCAGCCATAGGTAACGAAGAGAAAGCAGAGCATGTAGAACTTATTTGCCGTATCATAGAAGAACAAGGGTGGGTGGATTACAATGCACGAGTCACTCGTGAACAAGTGGAGAACATCGTTTTTGGTGGTGCTGGTAACAATGGTTACTCAGCAGCCTCGTGCGCTACTCTTGAATACGATGGGCTTTGTGTCGGAAAGTGCCGCTATTTTGACGGCAGTATAGGTGGTAACAATGAGTAAGAAAACAACACACACAATACATAACAAGGGTGGTATATTAACCAGCATCAAAAGTGAAACTACAACAACTACTGTAGAGGTTTTCAAACCCGAACAGGGGTGGTTTGATGCTACTTTCATAGAGTTGTTACTACTCATTGACGAGACACCGAGGACAGTTCAACAAATGGTTAAGCACTCACCCGAACTCAGACTTAAAACTCACAATCAAATTAACGCAGTGTTGAAGATGCTTAAAGAGAGAGAAATGATTGTGAGTGATAGAGTGAATAACAAACACACCACATGGCGTAGAACACACTCCTTCAGCAAACACGCAGGTGGTTTCTATTAAACCCGATTTAATCATTGACTCTAACGAGAGAGGCTCTCTCTGTGAATCAATTGAGCGTAGAGCAAAGAAGGAGGGTTTGAATGTTGTTAGGCAACCACTTGTTGTCGGTGACTATCTCTTAGGTGCTGCTTGTGTAGAAGCGAAGAGTGTTACAGACCTATTCCAATCCAGTCATAGTGGTCACTTGTGGCGACAACTGGATAACATGGATGCAAACTACGAGCGCTTCTTTCTTGTAGTGCATGGCTCAATAGCCAAGTATGTAGCATTCGCTAAGACTCAGAATAGAAGACTCACACACAGTAGGGTTCAAAATGAATTGACTGGAACAATTGCTCGTATCATGTCCGACTTTGATTGCCAAGTGTTCTTCACTCCTAATGTTAGCGAAGCCGCTATGTTCATCACTAAACTCCATAACAAGTTACACAAACCAGCCAGTAAACATGGCGCTCAAGCGATTAGAAGAGTCTCTACAAACGATGTTAGAGTAGACATGTTACTCTCTATCCCCGGTGTAGGTGCTGAGTTAGCCGAGCGCTTACTTGGTAAGTGTGGTAACTTAGAGGAGATGTGTTTTCCTGATTCTTTGAAGCAAGTCAAGGGCTTGGGTGACAAGAGAAGGCAGTTGATTGTAGAGGTGCTGACAAGTGAATCACCAGTTCACATTCAACGAACTGTCAGGCGCAAGAGGGGTTCTTAAAGCAGCATCAAAGCACCCCCTATACGGCTATTTCAGCGCCTGATTTTGTGTAAATTATGACACATATCTCTGTGTTGTGCAACATGTCCGTTGTCCTGTCTATACTTGTATGTTTATAGACTGGGTATGCTACGATGGTAAATATACTGTATGGATAATACGACGGACAACTTAGACAATACAAATTGAAGTTGATATATAAAGCAGTAATAGAAGAATAAGATGTGGTAAGATGAGAGAAGCAAGTGACTACTTAGCAGTGAAGAAATATCCCTTCTTTGAGGGGTATGTAGAGAGGTTCAGCCGAACCAGTATTGACAATGATATACCAGCGATGCTTTCATTCTTCTACATTCAAGGACAGATAGCAGCGCCATTTGTTCGTATACCTTGGGATGCGAGCCATCTTGACCCTCGTGTGCATGTCTTTTGGATTCAACCATCAAGAACTGGTAAGTCGGTTGCTTGGGAGTTTGTAGGTGATGTGCTGAAAGACTGTGGACTTCAACAGGACATGTATACTTCAGGCTCAGATGCTGGACTAATCGGTGGTGTCACCAACGAGACAGTCGTGGATGAGAACGGAAAGAAGGAGCAAGTAGCAGTTCAAACAGAAGGTATGCTTGCTGGACAGAAGGCACTCAACTTTGACGAAGGGAGTATCATCCTCAATCCCGGCAAGCACTCACAAGAGACTGTTCTCTATCTTCAATCAGCATGTAACCCGATTGGTAGTAACTCAAACATTCTCGTTAAGCACTTGAGTGGTCGCCGTATTGAGACTGAATCTCTTGTCTCACTGTGGATTACTACTTACCCACCTGCTGGTGTGAAAGAGTATGTCTTGACAAAGGGTATCTTTCAGCGTGTCTTACTCTACTGGTCTGACTGGGACATGGAGAGGCGTATGGGTGTGAGTATGAAGCGTATGGAACGGGCGTTCACTAAGACACCAAAGCAAAAGTTATCCTACGACGAAATCATTGACTACTTCACTGGTCTACAGAAGCGTCTCCGTGACCGTGTTCTTAACCTAACAGAAATCTCATTCGCTGAGTGGGATGCTATGTCTCGTGAAGAACAAGAAGATTCAGTCCAGTCTGTCATGCACGAGATGTTTGCAGCAGACGACTCGTTCTATGTCGCTACCTATGACTTGGTAGAGGACTTGTATTCTCTCTTAGACGGACTCAACTTCGCAATAGGGAATGTAGTTGCATCATTCATACCTGCTATGGAGAACTACTCAGTTATCCTTGCTACTCACATCGCTATGATGGATGAGGCTTGGGTTATCACTGGTGACCACCTTGACATGGCTAAGGAGATTATCTACGACCTGTTCAAGAATCTAATTCTGTGGCTTGAAGGCGAAGTTGAAGTTGGTGCTAAGCAGAACGAGAAGGCTAACCATGCTAAGAATTGGATGGCTGCATACAATGTTGTCTCCTCAGTTGAACTGGATAAGAAGGGTGAGGGTTGGCGAAAGAAAGCAGCCGTTATCAAGCAGTATTGTGTCAGTGAGCAAGTCACTCGTGGAACTGCGTTCAGTCGCTTCTCAAAGTGGGGTGCTCATCTCTATGATGCTGCTAAAGACAAATCCACTGTATACATTCGTGTTAAGGAGGCATCACCGTGAAGTGCGCCATGTGTAAAAAGGATGGTAAGTTCACGGATAATACCCCTGTAGGGGTCAAATCCTTTTGTAGTGAGAGGTGTTGGGCCGAATATATGGGGTATGAAGTAAGGGCCGAAGGTCACTACGGAATGATTCAAAAGAAAGTAGGATGGTGGGCTTGATGACAGAAGATGACAACAAGCACAATCTCATAGTCAAAATTGAGACAGACGAATACATCTACTGGGAATACAAGGAGGCTTGAACATGAGCGACATAATGGCATTGGATATTGAAACTGGGAACTACTCTTGGGAGATAGGTGGTTGGGATAAGCATAGCCTGTTTGAACCTACAGTGGTTTGCACATGGGATGGAACTGAGGGTCACGCATTCTCTAAGGAGGACATTGAAATGACTAATGCGACTGTCCACCCTCTACACCCTCGCACTCTTGGTGACCATCTACAGAAGCATGTGGATAACGGCGGTAAGATTCTCGGACATAACATTCGCAAGTTTGACCTACCAGTGCTAAATGCTGCACTGGACTGCTGGACTGCTGGTGATTTGATGTCCAAGAGTGAGAGTATCATTGATACCAAACTCTTGATTGATAAAGCAGCATTAGGTGTGGGTAAAGTCCACACCACACTTGACACTCTCGCTCGCACTACTCTTGACTTGTCAAAGAGTATGCAGAGCAGTGATGCTCCCGTCGCATGGCGGGAGGGTAAATATCTTGAGGTGGCCGACTACTGCCTCAAAGATTGCCAATTGACCTACGACCTCTACATGTATGGCGTAGACAATGGTATAGTGAAGAGCCGTAACATGGAGAATGGTTCTATAGTTGAAATTGAGGTAGATTGGAATGAGTGATAATAATACGACACAGAGGCTAAACATAGAAGCAGTCAAGCGAATCGCTGAGACTGTAAGAACGACACTTGGGCCATTAGGTATGGACAAGATGATGGTAGACGGTGGTGGTAATGTTATCGTAACAAACGACGGCGCTACTATCCTACGAGAAGTAGACACCGCACACCCCGCTGCTAAGATGGTAGTTGAAGTATCAAAGATGCAAGAAGCAAATGCATACGATGGAACGACCAGCACAGTTGTGCTTGCCAGCCAACTGCTATCCAACTCCGAAGGTTTGTTTGCTAAGGGCTTGCACCCTAATGTCATCAACAAAGGTTACACTCACGCACGAAACATGGCCGTTGAATACTTGGAAGAAATGCCTGACGCTGTAGGTAACCACGAAGATTATGATATGAATGTATACCTTAGAGCGATAGCAAGAACCGCTATCACTGGTAAATCACTTGAAGCATCGGAGGACAGAGTTGCTCAGTTGTGTGTTGAAACCATTGAAGCAGTCGGTGACGCTCGTGAAGTTAAGACTCTCGCTGCTCCCGGTGGCTCTCTATCTGACTCCTACTTGTTCCGAGGTGTGGTTCTCAATAAGGACTTCATCGGGGGAGGAGATGAGTTCAACAACTGGTCAAACGACGACGGGGTAGAACTTCTACTCATCAACGGTGGGCTGACTGAAACCAAAGGGACTGAGAATGTTTCCGTTCAAGTTCAAGACGCTAACTCATACAGTCAAGTTCAGGCCATGGGTAGAGACAAACTACTCGCATCGGCTAAGGCCGTGGTTAGTAGTGGTGCTAATGTGGTAGTATGTAGAGACTCTATTCATGATACTGCTATCGCTTATCTACGCAAACAAGGTATCTCTGTTGTGCAGCGTGTTCCTGAGAGCACTATGCGCCGTCTTGCTAATGAGATAAGTGCTCCTATTCACATGTTCCCTGATGCTTCATCAACAACAGGGAGTGTTTTCATCAGTAGAAACACATACAACGATATTTCGTATCTATTCATGCACTCACAGAACAAAGAAGCCACACTGATTCTACTCGGTGCTACTCAATCCACACTTGATGAAATCCAGCGTGGCTTTGATGATGCGCTCGGTGTCGTCTCTCTAATCAAGAACGGTGACTCGGTAAGATTCGGTGGAGGTTCTACTTACCTCGCTATTGCTATGCATCTACGAGAGCAAGCATCTACCGTTGGTGGTAGAGCGCAAATGGCAATTGAAGCCTTCGCTGATGCCCTTGAAATCATTCCAGCAACTATCGCTGAGAATGCAGGGTTTGACGCTCTTGATACAGTCTTAGAGATGAGACACAAGAGAGCCAATCATCAAACTGATGGTAAGTTCTACGGCCCTGATGTAGAAAACGGAGGGGTTAAGTCCATGACCGGAGTATTTGAACCAACATCGCTTATTCGCAGTGCCATCAGTGGTGCTACAGAAGTTGCTAACGCTATCCTACGAATTGATGATGTCATTGGTCGTAGGGGTTCTGAGTGATATGCAAGCAATCATTGAGCATAACGATGATAAAGTGATTGTAAATCTCACAGACTCACATCTTGAATGGTGTAGAGAACATGCGAAAAACACTGTTGCTTATCATAATCAAAACGGTGTTGGTGAATACGCTCATAATAGACTCATGGGCGCTATTGTAGGAGCGAGATGTGAGGTCGCCGTAGAGTGTTTCTTGACCCGCCTATACCAAAAATTAGATACTAATTTCAAAGAGGATATTTCAAATACGGATATTACTTTGAAAGGTAAAGGTGTAGAAGTTAAGGGTCTTAGAGGAGACGATTGGGATAATCTAAAGCGAATGATTCCGCCTAAGCAATTAAAGAAATATATTGAAAACGAGGTCTTGGTAGTATGGGCTACAACTGAACCCAATAACACTGTCATGATTAGGGGTTGGAATTACCCATTAGACCTTGAGGAACATGGTATAATGACCACTACAATATGTGATAACATTTGGTTGAGAGATGATAAACTGATGCGCCCAATAGACACTTTGGGAGATGTATTACATGGGTAGACTGTTAGACAAGATGACAGTCAAGTGTAGGGCTTGCCTACACGAGCACATACCCCGTAGACTACAAGCACGCTACCTTGATGGTAAGCGTGAGCGTTTGAGCCTATGGTGCTGCAAAGAGTGCGGTCACATTTGGCAAGACGGCGTGTTCACTCGTCAAGCAAAATGAACATCGGCTTTTCTTCAGGTATCGTAACCAACCACATGGTAACAAAACCAGCGATAAAAGAGAGAGCAAACCATATCCACAAACTCATTCTATCACATCAGTTGAATACCACTTGAACATAACAAGAACCTACTTTCAAAGTTGAACCTCCTATCGGCGGAGATATTACAGCCGATGAGAAGTTCCCTGTTTTTGAATGACCTGTTATTTTGAACTCTAAGATGATTCTATCACCTGCTGTCACCGGGTCAAATTGAAGTTGCACTTGTCCTAAAGGAACTTGAGCAGGGGGCGCACCATTTATTCTTGATATAACAACGCCGTTTGGGTTGTGAACCATCGCAACATCAACGAACTCACCACCACCAAAAGCACCTGTTGAATTATCATTCCCTATACGGAAAATAAGTTGCACATCACCGTTAGCGGGAGCGTTTTGCGTAAAGATAACACCGGGTTGCATAGGGTTGCCTCCACCACCCACAATAGCCCCGTTGATGGGCGTTTCACCTTGAATCACCGTAGCAACAAAATCAGCAATTTCAACTTCGGGCGCACCTTGAGAGTTTATGTTTACACCTGCGGCGTTTGTTATTTGAAGAAACCCTGCCGCATCAAACGATTCTCTCAACAGCACACTCGCATGTAAATGATTCCCAGCGGGGTTTAGACCTAATGCCATACAACCTATGTCACCTGCGCCGGAAACAGTAGGGTATGTGCCTGTTGATGGCGCACCACCACCACCGCCGCCACCTGCTGCACGCTTCTTCTTGTCTTTCATAGAAGTGCCTTTTGCCATGGCTGTCATTCCCCACATAGTATCACAATCCTATTCCATACCAACCTGTTCCTAAGCCTGTGTAAATTAAAGTGACAGCCTCATGCGCCGGGAGCGAACCATTCGTAGCCGCACCGTTCAAGTTTTGACCACCAAAACCGCTTCTATCAATTGTAATCGCTCCCGTTGAAGGCGCATTGACATTGATGATAACATAGGTATCTCCATCCATAGCCGCACCGGGGTCGGGTAAATTGACTGTTTGACCACCGGGGCATAACACAATCACTCCCGCTTGACCTACTCTATCAAGGTTAAGAGTCGCAACGGGAACGGGTAGAACAACGCTTCTTGATGCTCTAAAGGTCGCCGTAGTTGCTAATGTTATTGTAGAATTGGCTTGGACAGCAGCAACCGCACCTGCTGCATCAACAAGCCCTGCTATTGAAGGAACACCGCTTGTCAAAGCAACAGTGCCTGTAGCGTTTGGTAGAGTGATTGTTCTATCAGCAGTGGGGTTCGTTACAGTTAGTGTAGTCTCAAAGTTTCCTACAGCCGTAGAACCTTCAAAAGTCAAATCAACATCAACGCCGAGATTGACATTCGTATCAATGAGCACTCGCTCAGTTCCGTCTGTGTGCATGGATATAGTATCAGCATCCGATGAAGTCTCAACATCTATTTTTGTATCGGAGTCAGCATCTGATATGCTTGAGCCACCACCACCGCCACCGCCCAATGCTGCTATAGAAGAAGCAGTAACAGTCTTGACTGCGTTACCGTCATCTGTATCTTGAATCAGCACCTTGTCGTTAGCAGCGAGTGTTGCTCCTGTGTAAGCATGTCCAGTGATAGCAGCATTAACATTCGTTGCATCAGTGACATCAGCAGCAGTCTCTATGTTTGTTAGTTTAGTGCGCTCAGCACCGCTGATGATAATACCTGAACCTACTCCTGTTACATCGCTTAAATCAGCAACGCTTGATGCTGAGTTAAGAACTGTGTTTGCTCCATGTTTCAAAGCGTTAGACGCACCACTGTCCATCCAAAGCGTGTTAGCAGCAGTTACACCGGGGTTCGCAGCAACTGGTGTGATTTGAAGCCCACCTGAGCCAATCAATCCTGTGATTGTGAGTTTACCAGTAACAGTGAGTGTAGAAGTCCCAGTAGTCCAAAACAACTTAGCATCACTTGAGTGGTTACCAGCACCGTCAGAAAACTGAACTAAGCCAGCAATACCACTTGCGTTTGTAGTTGAAGTTGCGCTGACCATGACCTTTTTCCAAGCAGTTCCGTTGTATACAAATAAAGCAGCATCGCCAGCAGTCAAAGCAGCACCCAACCCGCCTTGGTCAAAGGTTACAGCACTACCACTTGGCACACTGACAATGACCGTATGACCGGGCGGGAATGTTCCCGCTGGATTGAGGTTAATCGCACCACCTGCGTTGCATTCAAACACTTGAGCCTCATCAAAGTCAAAGGTTTGAGGGGTTGATATTCCTGTAATTGTTTTAATGCGATTCGGCCCAAGCAAATGTGTGTGGCGATTTGAACCATCCTTAGCGCTGAAGTAGAGGTTTGGTAACCCGTCATCTTCGTTATACGACATCCATAACACACCGTTAGCACCAAAGTCTCCATGTTCTCCACTACCGTGTATTTGCTCCAAAGCAGTATGTGTGTTCAAATGGCTTGTTGAACCAACATTCCCATCAGTTACGGGTGATAGATAGAAAGGCGATGGGCGAATGAATACACGCTTGTCGTTAATTTCCGATAGCGTGAGTTTAAGGTCATTCGCAGCAGCAGCACTACCGTTGAATACAGCCCTAATTGTAGCAAGAACAATTGTTTGTTTGTTTTGAGCACTACTAACACCTCCCATTTTCAAGTAAGAGTCAGCGATACTACCAGCAAGAGAAGCATAAACACCGGGCGCAGTAGTCACTACATTAGATTGAACGAACTTAGCACCTTCTGATGTTGCTATAATAGCGAAGAGACATTCTTTACCGCTTGTTAAAACAGTCGTGCTTGTTCCTGTGAGTTTATCACCACCGCTGGTAAGGTTGATAGTGACATCGCCACCTGAGCCGTTGTCAATGTTGTAAGGCACTCCGTCAAGAATGACACTACAAGCCTTGATTATAACTTGGTGAGCAACACTACTACTGATTGCACCGGGTAGATTGGCGGGGGTGATACGGTCACCAGTAGGGCTACCATACGCTGTATCATACGGGTTGAGCACACCGTTACCGTGTAACCCTTCGTAGATGTTAGTCAATGAAGGTGATATGATGTGGTCACCGTCTCTTAGCCCATCGTTTGTTCCCGCTGTATGCCCTGATATTGGATTGTCACCCATTATTTCACCTCAATTAGTATCTGTATTCGTATCTCGTTTGATGTTGTTTTATTAAACGATGCGATTGTGTGACGAGCAATTGGTATTGTGCTAAGTGCTCCTCTAAACTGTATGAAAACCTCCTTTAGATTCTCATTAAAAGACTCTGTGGCTGGTATGAACCCTTCAACTAAGAGTGCTGAATCACTCACTATACGAGTAGTAGGATTGATAATTTGTGCAGGTCTACCAGCAGCGCCGTCACTTTTCGTAGCAGGGCTACCGTCAAAACCGACAACCATCTCATTGATGTTGTTAGCAATAGTATCAATGAGTAACCGTCTTACATGATTTGATACTGGCATTTAATCACCCCTCTGTGTTATCTTTGCTGTTTTGCTACCGCCGACTGTTTCACCAGTAGCAGCACCGACCACACCTCTACCCATGCCTCTCCCTATGATGAAACCATCGCCTGAAGTTCCGTGTCCTTGGACTTCTGTTATGATTACTGATATGATTTCTATGTCACCAAACAAGGCCATATTTTTCTCAACAATTTGTTGTATGGTATCTTCTTGCGCCCCTGTGTTCTTAGTGCCTTGGAGAATGCCCTGTAAGACCCCTTCTACCCCGCTTTCTACGCTAAGGAAAACAAGGTCAGTTGCGTTTTGAGCCATTCTATGTCTCACTTCAATGAGAATCTTACGCTCACCGTTGTATTCAATCACCATACCGGGTCGCAAATCCCACGCATTAGGGTGACCAGCGCTTGTTAAATTACCAAGCATGACTGCGTTTGCCTTGAGAATGTTACGACCTATCTCCCTTGCTTGCTCGTTACTACGAACAGTGAAGTCACCAACTACTTGTGGTTCTTCTAACACATCTCCACTTGTTTGTTTTTCAGAGTTGTTTACTTCGGCAAATGCAGTGTCGTTCACAGCAGTGGGTAACCCTTCTACAATCACTCTGTTAGAAATGTTCTCAATTGGATTTGATACGGCTGGCCCAGTGCGTGCGTTATGGTCTATGAATCTACTACCTTCTTCAAATTGGAACGGAACATAAAGAAGATTACCAAATCTGTCAAAGTGAATCACTCTACCATCGTGTCTACTGATAAAGCGCAAAGCGTCTACCAAAGTGATGCCGTGAAAATCAGCACCGAGGAATGCGTGGCTATGTCTTCTCCTGTCTACCTCTGAGTTACTTGCGCTCATTGGTAAGGCGATATTCACTGATGTCAAAGAGTCAGCAATATCTCTACTCAAACGAATAGCCAAGTCCGTGGTTCTTAAGCCAGCATCAATTGGGTGTCCTATGTGTCCTTGAGTAGCAGAGAATCCAAGTTTTTCAAATGACTTTGATTTGGTATTCTTCACAGCGAAAGTAGTCCCTACTCCACTGTTCATCACTGATGACGGGCGAAGCCTTTCGTGTGTAGCGTTTTTAGCATACAACAGAACTGGTTTATTCTTATTCGCATCGCTTGTGATTGCCGACCCCATATAAACTACAGAGCCTTGATAGTTACTACCATGGGTTTGAGGTTGCTTGAGTATCATACTGTCTTGTAACTCAGTAATGTCGTAAGCACGAGAAGTAGCAACACCGTAAGTTGCAGTCTTGCGCTGTTTTACAGTGACCTTGTTTAGCACATCGCTTTGTGCAGTATACTCACCAAGGTAGAGTGCATTATCTACGAACTTAGGTTTACGAATAGATTTCATAATCACCGGGTTATCAGTGCTGACTCGTCTGTAACTAAGAAGCGGCATCATGCATCACCACTGTGGTCTGATGTATTAAACGACACATCTTCTTTATGCCCCTTACCGTGAAGCGATTGACTAAACCTTGGTTTCACTGTGTAGTCTTTACCTTGACCAGTTCTTCTTGGAGCATCACTTCTGTAATGTTGCAGTGTGTTTTCGCTGATAACCAGTCTCGTTACACTTGACTTGAGTGTTGTTTTATCAAACCCAGTAACCTCAGTTCCCGGTAGTTTTGGCCCTTTAGATGTAGGGACTGTATCGCTACTGGACTCAATAAGGTAAACTGGTTGATATGGTGCTGATGTGTTAGGGTTAGTAGCACGCATGTATGAGCCGCTTGCAGCACGACCACTCGGAGTTTCGTAAGTATATAGTCCGTATTTACCACCAGCGGTTGCTGTGTAAGCAGTGCTACCAAACTGTTTACTCCCGCTGTGTAACGCCAGTTGAGGTCTAAACACAGCGATGTGTTGATTGTCAAGCAAACGAACAGGGCGAACAAGGAACTTAACAGCGTCATCAGTTTTGTTTGTTTGAGCCGAGGTTGGGTTAAGAGTGGTCGTTTGATATGGATTGCTTGTCTTGTTTGACCCAAGAGTTCCACTCCTACCCCATCCTAAGTCGTTAAACGGATTAGCAAAACTACGACATTCTAAGATGTAGTTACCACCCATGGGTTTGAAGTTACTCGTATGGCTAAACCGCATAACACCACCATGAGGTTGAGCAGCAAAGGATAGTGATGTTAGGTCGTAATCACCAAGAGTTTGAGAGCCTGACTGCATACCACCATGTAGAATCACACGCTGACCTACACCTCTGTTAGTGTGTAGACTGTGCGCCTCTGAGTTGATAGCAACCATGTTACTATCGCTACCAGTTAGCGACTCAAGCGTTTCTCCATCTATACCAATTCTTGGTGAAGACCGTGAGATAGCATCCTTATGCACCGATACTCCGCTAACTGTCTCTACTTTATCACTCACAGTGGCTTCGGGCTTCAACAAACCGTCTTCGTCAATTTCTAATCGGCTACTGATACCTCTAACAATTTCAGTAGGTTGGAGTGCGTCGTCTCTTGGGCGTATCAAACCTTCACCAAATGTAGGCTCTGCCGTGTTACCTGAAAGCACTACACCTGCATTTTCGTATACAGCGCTTAGTTCAACAAGAATGTCTTCATTAAATTGAGTAGGGTATCTCACACCACGACCATTACCCATATCACCCACACGCAAAGCATTGGTAGGAGCAAACACATCTACAAGTAAACTGCCTTTGTTGTTGTTACCAGTGTTTTTACGACCACCGAATCTTGGTATCGTAGCGGTAGGAGAAGTCAAAACATCACCCGTTGATGTATCTGAGTCAGCAGCGATACCTTTTAGATTAAAGATAGGTTTGTTATTATTCCATATTCGTGCGTATGGAGTTCTACTGTTGGTTCTGTCATATTCATAGACATCCCCAGCATCCCAAGAAGGGTTGATACCAAAACTGCGAACAGGCATACGCCTAACATCTTCACCACGAGTGTTACCCCACCAGTCCACGAGGTAATACGAAACTGCATCTTTGTAATCACTTAGACCCTTACCAGCAGAGTCTCCCCACCAGTCTCTGATGACAGTAGAAGCGTTACGAATAGTGCGTATAGCACATCCAAATCCTCTTGTCATTCTTCGCCCATCGCTGTAACGAACTTGATTCTCGTATTTGTCTGCGTTTAGCATACCAGCAGCGGTAGTATGACGCTCAAGAATACCAACATAGGTTGTGGGTAATTCCTTTGTGCCTTGTCCCGGCTGCGCCCCAGCGTAAATCCAATTTTGTGATTCGTATTCTACAAGAGGCCCAGCCTTGTAACCAACTGCGAAGTCGCTCGCCCCATTATGAGTAGCATGTTCTTGGTATGCTCGCATACCATAGTGACCCCATTGAGGTCTGTTCCACGGTTGTCTTAGACCGAAACGATAACCGAATGGATATGGTCTTGTAGAACTTAAAGCAGCAGTCCCTATCCCACCTGATGCTGCATAATTAGCAGGGGTGCTATCGTCATCGGAATCAACCCATTGAGTAGCACCAGCGTGAGCGTAACTCTGTGGTAAATGCCACGCTGCCGATGTCATAGCATACCCATCTAAACGGCTTACCAAAGGCCCACCACGACTACCGCAAGGCCAAAAGTTAGTGAGCATGGCGCTTGTCCCGCCTTGTGCTGAAAAGTTACTCATAGCATGGATATTAGCAGCAGTGTCAATGATACCTTTACCTCGGACATACACCTTGTTAGTAGCAGCACCAACAGGTATGTTCGTCTCAAGTATTTTTGTGAATAGTGTTATTGTGTTTGTTGAAACAATGTTTACTTTACCAAGAACTCGGCCTTCGCTGTAGATAATCTCACCTTGAGCAACACCAGTAACTGTCTGAGACATTGTTATCACTGTAGGAGTAGCACCGTTGTGACTCGCTATGTAACCCGGTAATGGTTCAGGGGGGACAGGTGTTTTCATCTTCAAAGCAAACGGCCCATGACTCGCTGCGTAGTTTACTTCGTGGTAGTGAATTGTTTCAAAATGTTGAGGCATACTGTTGTATGCTGCTTTGTTTACTGCTCTGTCAGCGGTGTGATTTACATTATCAGTAATCCATGTTCTACTCGCATCGGAATAGAAAGTATGTGGTCTACCCAAATTAGGACTCCAAGCACATAGGTATGCATCGCCTAAGAACAGGCTGTTAGTGTCTCGTGTTCCGGGTAGAGTCTGTCCAAGATTCTTAGTCAAGATACTCTCGCTGTCTTTGTTGAATAAGTCGCTCATTGGTTTTGTAGAGTATGGTTTGGACAAAGTGAGTTTTGTCCCGTCAGGAATAGTGGCGTTTGCTGGGAGATGGAAAATATCAGGCTCATTCATAGTTGCCGAACTATGAGTCAAACCTTGCCGGGCTGTGTAACTAAACGATACAGTTTCCCCCGATGCATCGTCAATATACTGTAGTTTTTGATTGTAATACGGTATTTCAGGGAACAGTGAAGCATCATCAACTTGTATAGCATTTGTAGAAGAGTGTGTCCCTACAACTTTACAAGTCGGGGTTAGGCTAACATTCTCCATAATCTTAGAGTAGATGTCGGGGTAGATGCTTGGGTAGCCAGCGAGAGTAAGTTGAGCAGCGACTGCTCCATAACTTGCTCGGCAAAACTCGTAGTAATTATCAATACGATACAGAGCGAGATGTCTAAATCCTACAGAACTTGGTTCATTCGGTGTGTCTTTGTGCATAATACTCCACCAAGGAATGCTTGTAGTATGCCCCGGTGTAGCGTCTTTGAATGTAATTTCAGATGTAGTAGGATGGTATGGGTGACCTCTACGAGTAAACGAAGGACTTTCACTACCCTGAACCCCAAGTGGATTATAAAGCAGCATCGGTGGGACATTGGTGAACTGGCTACCGTGGTCAGGCTCGTGGTCAAGAATCACTTCGTTGAGGAATATCTCACAACCCCTTACATCAGCAATTGTTGCTTCTGCTAAGACGAGTGTTACTGCTCCTACATTTGCAGCATTTGTTAGTGATGCGTGTCGTTCTTCGTCATATTTTATACCCACGACGAGATTGACTTGCTGAGCAGTAAGAGCAGAGACATTGTTTGCGGGAGTAGAATCCGGTAGAGTAGTTACTGAAGAGTTATTCAAATGGAAACCAGCGACTTGATGAGGGCGAAGGTTTGGTTGAATAACAATTTGATATGCTCCTACTTCGGCAGGGTCGGGGAAATGATTAGTCTGAGTGTAGTTAGCAGCGGCCTCAAGGACAATGGAATGACCACCAGCCTTGTTTATGCCCCCAGCATCACCTTTTGATGCGAGTATACCGTAACCATCATACTTGATTTTAGTCTCAAACATCAGAGTAAATCCTCCACCGTGAATATCACTTGGCCCTGATGGGTTAGCAGTTAGCGAACCAACTCTCAATGATGGGTTAAGAGGGAAAATACGCTTAGTTACAGCGGAACTAACTGTTGTTTGATTGTTCGTTGTCCCGTCTACTTCTTCAAGATGAGTAGCCAGTGTCGTATAATCTTCATCACGCAACTTAGCAAGTTTGTCAGAGTTACTCCTTTCGTAAAGCCCTTGATACGAAGGGTGCGCCCAATGACCCGGCATCATAGGCATAGTAGCATTGACGAAGTGATGACCCATACGAGGTATAGGCATAGGAGTGAGTTGTGGTCTACTGTATCTTGAGTGAATAGTCGTTTGTGAATCACCAGTAAAGTATTCTGTGTGAGCCATATCAGGACTGTTACCACTCACTTCAGCGTGGTCACGCAAACGGCGTGCTGCAAATATGCGAGTGCTACCAGCAGGGACATAGTATGATGGAGTGATGGTGAGAGTAGTGTTAGCATTGTCGGCAAGGAATTGAGCAGTGTCAATATCCCCAACTACTCCAGTAAATGTAGCGCCGACAATATCAAGATATGAAACGACAACGCTTTCACCTGCTGGGTTTGCTATACGGAGGAATCTACGACGCTTACCACTACCCTCATCAAGAACTTCTTGAGTCCCAAACCCAGCATCAAATATACACGCAGTAGGCGTAGGGGATGCAGCATCATCTCTAAGGACAATTGTAGTATTAGCAGTCAAAGTTGTGCCTACTAAACTACTGAATGTGTAAGGTTGATTGACTACACCAGCGGCGTGAGTGTAAGTCGTAGGGAACTTCTCTGTGTGAGTGTGACCCATCTTAGTAATATGAAAATACAACGCCCTGTCTTGTTGCTCGTATGAACTACGAAGTGTGTTGTTAGCAGTTCCTTCTACCCAACCGTCACGAGTAGAATCAGGGAATGATTCTCCTTGAGATATGTGCTCCCATCCAACTTCGTTCATTGTTGGCCCTTTTCTTGGCCCTTTTATCACATTGTCAAAGAGGTGACCGAGGTGTGTTGCACCCAAGTCGGGGTGAATCATACCACCGTCTCCTATGGTTTCGTTTTGATAGGCTTGAATAGAGTCAAATCCACTGCGAATCAATATGTTACCGGGGATGCTATCGGGGTCAGGTAGTTGAATCTCAAGGTTAGGCCCAAATCCGCTGTTTGCTGGTGTTGGTTGTAGACCACTTGCTGAACGCTTTGATGCTGGTCTATATGCTCGTATGACAACACCTAACGGTGAGCCACCTTCTAAAGTATGGATTTGCCCTGTGTCATCTACTACTGTGATGTCTTCAAACTGAATGTCTTCGTTAGGAATCTCTAACACACCATGCAAGGCGATAGGATGCTCTTTTGCTAACTGAGGATGAGCAATCTCTTGAGCCTGTAGAATAGGCATCATAGCGGAGTTTGTTGTTTCAAAAGAGAACCTGACATTCCCATAGAGTTTCTCACCCATTGTGTGGGCGTTATCACCTACTACACGAGTTACCCACGGCACTGCGCCTAAACCACGAGCGTTAGACGCAGGTAAAGTGAGACTACCACCATCCATTCTTTTCCAAACTACATGTTCGGTGCTGAAGTTTTTGTGAGGACTACGCTTCAATACATCGTAAGCATTGACATCACCAGCCCAAAATATCTGCGACTGCGTATCGTTAGTAGTCATAGTTCCACTTGGATTCGGGCTACTTGTAATAAAATCAGTAGAAAGGTTACGCTTACCTATGTCTGATTCGTGATTTACAATTCCTACATTTTTATCAATGTCAAAGAACAAGTCACCTATCTCAGCACGACATGGCTCAGCGTTAGACAAAGCCGTATCTGCTGAAATTGAGCCGTGTAATTGTATTTGAGCATTGAAAGGAGCAGCATCTAATCCTCCATCTGCTGCATAATTAGCCACAGTAGGGAGAGATGTATTATCAACAATCAAAGCCTCAATGTTTGGCCCTGCGTTTGCTGGTGCGATAAAGCGGTCTTGATTGTGAAATCTTTCATCCCACTGTGTTGTTCCTCCAGCGAGAAGATAGTCACCAGTAGTCGTGTATGAGTTTCTATCCTTTCTTGCTATCAGGCTAAGTTCGCCTTCATGTGCTACCACTAATAGAGAACGGGCGTATGTTCCTTGTGGGTTTACAAGTTCTTTCTGTAACTCAGGTGTATTCCTCATTGTTGGTGGATTGTTATACTGAGCACCATCAGCCCATCCTACAACATAAGTTCCGAATGCAACTGAATCGTCAGCACCCCAAGAAGGATTGTCTGACTCCCCATCATCAGCGCTTGGAAAATTAGTAAGACTGCGACCCGGAATATCCGTAGGAGGCATACTCTCAGGAGAGTTTGGTAACGGTGTAATATGTGGTAAGTGAGAAAGAATAGTAGCACAGGATGACGACCCACCGTAAGGAGAGAAACCTAACATTGAGTGCCATGCACCAAGCCCTGCACTGAAACTTGTAGTTCCACCTCCAGTCACTTGTAAAGAATTAAGATGTGAATAACGCTCACCATGCCATCCTACAACACCTACTGGTTTTGTTCTGTCTATAGCGTCAGCGAGTCCACTGAAGTGAGGTGCTCCTATACCCTTAGTTGAAAATCTGTTACCACCTGAGTTATCTACGAAAATAGTAGGTGCTTTACTCCAAATCCATACTTCGCTGTTCAAAGAAGGAGCAGGGTGTGGTAGGGTTACACCTGCGATGTTTGAACCACCACCAGCATTTAAGGCAGCACTGTTTAATGCGTATGTTCTCCAAGTCTCTCCACTTTCAAACGCCTTTAATCCAGTATTTTTATTGTTAGCAAGGTAAAATCTTGCATACAAATCATCACCGTTGGCGTAGAAAACACGACTGTGATAAGGACTCCATGCTGATGATTTAACAGCAGCAT